GCGACTCCAACCGTTTCGTGGTGCGTGACGGCGTTTCCTACTCCGAGGCCATCGACCCGTTGGATTCCGGCAGGGTCTACACCGAGGGCGAGGTCATGCCGGAGGAAGTCACCGACCTGTCCGAGGTTGAAGCGAAGGCCAAGGCATACGACATCCTTGTGGGGGAGGCGGAATAAATGAGCGAGTACATCAACAAGGCGCGGAAGCTGCGCCCCTACATCGTACAGGCATCGGCCTCCCTTGATGATGCGTCCGCCAGCAACGCGGCAGAGCTTTTCCCGGCCCTCAAGCAGGACGGCTCCCTCGTCCGCGCTGGCACGCGCATCAACTGGCACGGCACGATCAAGCGCGCCGCCTCCGACCTGTGGGACACGGAGCAGAACAACCCGGACAACGCCCCGACCCTGTGGGAGGACATCGCCTACAAGCAGGGCTACCGAATCATCCCGGAGACCATCACGGCTGGCACGGCGTTCAGCAAGGACGAGCACGGCTGGTGGGGCGATGTGCTGTACAAGTCCCTGATCGACGCGAACGTGTACACCCCGGAGCAGTATCCGGCAGGGTGGGAGGTGGTCTAAATGACCATCAAGGCATCAGACCTTTGCCGCCTGTTCCGACAAGCCCGTGACGAGCGCTGGGGCTACATCTGGGGCGAATCCGGCGGTATCTGGACGCAGAAAGAGCAGGATTCCGCCACCCGTGAGATGACAGTCCAGCATGGTCAGCAATGGGTCGGGAAGCGCGTGGCAGACTGCTCCGGACTTTTCCGTTGGGCGGCGAATGAGCTGGGCGCGTACATATACCACGGCTCCAATACCATGTGGAACACCTACACAGACCCCGCACATCGCGGGGCTGTGGGTGGCCGCATGGAAATCTATCCCGGCACGGCGGTCTATCAGAACACCGACGGCAAGCGTACACACGTCGGCATGTACGTCGGCGAGGGCAAGTACGGCGTGGATACCGTCATTGAGGCCCAGGGGACGCGGACAGGCGTTGTCGAAAGCAAGCTGTCCGCGTGGGATGAGTGGGGCGAACTGCTGGTCAAGATCGGCGGAGAGATGGTCAAGGTGGACTATGATCTTCCGCCGAACGTCATCGAGATTCCTCCGCGCACGATGCGCAAGGGTGACAGCGGCGAGGACGTGAAGGAGCTGCAGGAAGCGCTTGTCCGCGAAGGGTACGACGTGGGCAAGAAGAAGGACGGAACGCCTCTGATCGACGGCAAGTACGGCAGCGAGACCCTGAGTGCCGTTCGGGCCTTCCAGCATGACCGTGGTTTGAAGCCTGACGGCATCGCCGGTCCGCTGACGCTCAATGCCCTGCGGCAGACGGAAGACGATGAGCCGGACGATGACGAGGACGAGGACAAGCCCGTGGAAGCCCCTGACGGCCCGCAGGAGCCCTCGGACCGTTGGGAAACTCTTTCCATCGAGGAAAAGGTTGAAGACCTAAATGAACGCCTGACGGCGATGGAGGGTGGTGGTTCCATTGGATAACACCATAGGCATTGTGCAGACGATCATCGAAAACTGGCCCGCCATCGCTGTGGAACTGACCGCGCTGGCTCCGGTCCTGGCGGCGGTCATCATGATCTGCAACGGCGTCAAGTGCCTGCTGCGCAATGAGATGCTGACGATCTACTACCACAACCGGGAAAAGAAAACCATCCGGCAGTACGAGTACGAGAACTTCCTGCTGCTCTACAAGGCGTACAAGGCGTTGAAGGGAAACTCATTTATCGACAAGATCAAAAAGGAAGTCGATGAGTGGGAAGTTGTGACGTAAATTTGCCTTATTTACAAACTAACTGCACAATCTAAGACAATAAATATGCAGATTCTTTAAGCTAGAAAGGAGAAACAATCCGATGGACATGGACGTAAAGGCAATGAGTCTTGTCAGAGACTATGCTAACAAGCACCTGGATAAGTCGGATACTGCCACCACATTCGGTGTGTTCATCGTATGGAAAAGCAAGATCCTTCAGAACTGGAAGTATCTGATTTCGACCACACTGTCTGATGGCATGTACTACGAAGTCACCTATAATGGAGACAAGAAAGAGTGGTACATTGATGCCTACAAGAAGTTTGAGAACCAGTGCATCGCCGACTGGTAAGAAAGGAGAATTAACATGAATTTCGGAAACGCTATCAACATGGCCAAGCAGGGTGCGCGTATCGCCCGCAGCGGTTGGAACGGAAAGAACCAGTATGTCGAGCTTGCCACCAACATCTCGTATATGAACGCTAAGGGAGAAATTGTCAATGCGAACCATGACGCGATTGGCAATCAGGCATTTGCGTTTGTTGGAACCAGCGGTGTGCAGCTGGGCTGGCTTGCCTCTCAGAGCGACATGCTTGCTACTGACTGGCGTGTTGTCGAGTAAGAAAGGAGAAACACCATGATTGATCTGACTAACCTGTTCAACGCCATCATCGCCCTGCTGGCGGCTGTCATTACCGCCTTTGTCATCCCGTGGATAAAGGCCAAGGCCAGCGTCCAGCAGCAGGAGGCCCTGGCGGGACTCTACCGCACGCTGTGCTTTGCAGCCGAGCAGCTCTATGGTTCCGGCCACGGCGAGGATAAGCTGGCCTATGTCGAAGCGCAGCTGATGGAGCGCGGATATACCATTGACCGAAATATGATTGAGGCCACCGTGAAGATGCACTTCGGCGAGTGGGGAAAGCACAAAAATACTGATGAGCTGCCCGACGATGAGGAGACGTCCGATGAGGACGAGGAACCGCAGACGCCGCTGATGTAAAGGGGGTGATGCGCGACGGACATTGACAACAGCACCCTTGCGAACAACATCCGGGAACGCATCCACTCCAAGCGGGACAGGCAGATCATGGCCCGCAAGCTGATCGACGGAATCACCTATGAGGCGCTGGCAGAAGAAGTCGGCATGAGCGCCCGTGGCGTGAAGTACGTCGTGCAGCGGAACAAAAAGAAGATACTTTGACCATCAGGCCCACCCTACGGGGTGGGCTTTTTTATGTTGCACGGAATTTGCACTTTCCTTGCCCAGAGGTTGCACCGTCCTTTCATCGTGAAAAACGGCGAATTATGGGACAATTTTGGTGCAAGGAGGCGATGCAACATGTTCAACCAGCCTATCTACGGCAATCCCTACCCGATGCAGTACCAGCAGCCCCAGGCACCGGCCCGCAATTACTACACGCCGATGGCCCCGATCCCCCAGCAGCAGACAGCACCGGGCCTGATCCAGGTGACCGGCATGGAGGGCGCGAAGGCGTACCCTCTGGCCCCCAACAGCGTAGCCGCCCTGTTTGATGCAGACCGTGACGTGATGTATATCAAGAGGACGGACGCTGGCGGATACCCGACCATTGCGGCGTATACCTTTGCCCCGATGCAGGAGGCAGCACCGACTCAGCAGACGGAATACGTCACCCGGCAGGAATTCGACGAACTGAAGGAGATGATCGCAAATGGCAAGCAGCCTGTTCGGAAGGCAAAGCCCGCAACAGAATCCGACGAATAACACCATGAAGACCCTGATGGATGCCATGCGATCCGGCAAGCGCCCGCAGGACGTGCTGCCGAAGCTCGCCAAAAAAGACCCCACGGTCATGCAGGCGATGCAGATCATCAGCGGGAATGCACCGCAAGCGGTCACCGGCATCATCCAGAACCTCGCCGCAAAGCGCGGCGTGACCATCCCGGCACTGATCGAGAGGCTGGGCATCAAGTGATGCAAGGGCTGAGTGCACGCGGCCTTTAGCATAGATACGCGATCGCAAAGAAAAATTCTGCGATCGCAGAAGAAAGGAGAATTTTATGGACGAGAATTTTGCCATGGGTTACGCCATGGGTCAGGACAACAACAACTCCGGCGGTGATTGGTTCGGCGGTGGCTCCGGCGGCTGGCTGGGCATCCTGCTGCTGATCGCGCTACTGGGCGGCGGTCTGGGCTTCGGAGGATTTGGCGGCTTCGGTGGCGGCGCTGGCATACAGGGCATGGCCACCCGTGCGGACATCAACGAGGGTTTTGCCCTCAACAACATCACCAGCGGTATCACTGCCATCCAGCAGGGCATCGCTGACGCGACCTACGCGCTGACCGGCACCATCACCAATGGCTTCCACGGCGTGGATCGCGGCCTGTGTGATTTGTCTCACCAGATTTCCGACTGCTGCTGCGAGAACCGTGCCGCCATCGCCCAGGTGCGCTATGACATGGCCACTCAGGCGTGCGACACCCGCAACCTGATTCAGAACGCCACCCGCGACCTGATGGATAACCAGAACGCCAACACCCGCGCGATCCTGGACTTCCTGACCACCGATAAGATCAGCACCCTGACCGCGGAGAACCAGGCGCTGAAGTTTGCGGCCTCTCAGGCACAGCAGAACGCCTTCATCACCGCGAACCAGGACGCGCAGACCGCAGAGCTGATCCGCCGTCTGGGCCGCGATTGCCCCGTGCCTGCCTACGTCGTGCCCAACCCCAACTGCTGCTACGGCAACCCGCTGGGCGTCGGCTACGGCTACAACGGCAGCTGCAACAACTTCGCATAATCCGGGATAGTTTGGCGCTCCGCCATTCCCCACAACCACAAAGGGGCGGAGAATATCCGCCCCTGTTTTTGAAAGGAGAAATACTATGATTAACGCTTTTGTGACGATCCCTGTTGCTGTTGCGGCCGGCGCGAATGTACTGTTCCCCGGATCCCGCGCACGCACGAACAATTCCTGCTACTGCAACGGCGGCTGGCTCACCCATGAGGACGGCAGCGGTCAGTTCCTTATCTCCCGTCCCGGCATCTACCTGGTAGGCGTTGGCACTCAGGTCACGTCGGCGGTTGCCGGCACGGTTGCGACCCTGGCGATCACCACCAATGGCGAGGCGCTGGCAGGAACAACCATGGCCGAGACCATCACCGCGGCGGACGATGTGGCGCAGCTGGCGACCACAGCCCTGGTGCGCGTGCCTTGCGGCGCGTCCATCACCGTGGGCCTTGCCAATGTTGGCGCTGATGAAATCACCGTTAATGCGGCCAGCCTGACGCTGATCCGCGTTGCGTAAGGGGAGGTGACGTTATGGGCAAGATGTCCAGCGGCATGCGTATGATGGCAATGGCAAGAGCCGGTCAGCGCGACTCCCGTGGCAGATACATGGAAGGCGACCAGATGAACATGATGGATGCGCCGGAAATGCGCCGGCGCCGTGATTCCCGCGGACGTTACATGGAAGGTAACCAGGGTAACTACGGACGTATGGAGCAGGGCGGTGCAACATCTCATTACTGGCCGGAACCACACATGCCTCCGTATCTGGATGATAGCCGGATGCGGAGGATGGAAGATCAGCCCGATGGGCAGAATCCATACGGCGGACAGCCGGAAGTGTACCGCCGGCAGGAAGAAAAGCGCAACGATAGCGAAATGCGCCGGATGACTGACGGAAAAACGTCCGCTGGAGAGATCAACTACAATCGGCCCGACGGCGGATACGGAAACGTCAGCTACTTCATGCACAAGACCGATCCCCTGGATCAGCGCGACGGGAAGGAACATTTCCAACAGCCGCGGCAGATCGGCTTCCAGCAGGCAAGCGAAAACGGCCTGGATAAGGATACAGTCATGAGATGGGTGGAGGACATGGAGGACGGCGAAGGCGTGAGGGGCGGAAAGTATACCTGGCATCAAGCGCAGCAATACGCCATGAACATGGGAATCACCGGCCAGCAGAGGCTGCTGGAGTTCTTCTGGGCCATGAACGCCATGTATGCTGACTTCCACAAGGTAGGAAAGAAGTTCGGCGTGGACAAGCCAGATTTCTACGCACACCTGGCAAAGTGCTTCATCGAAGATCCTGACGCCAAGGACAACAAGGTGGAGGAATATGTGAAGCACATTGTGAAGCATAACTGACACCCAGCCGCCCCGAAAGGGGCGGTTTTTCCATTGTCAAAAGGAGAAAATCATGATATACTTGCTTTGGGAAACAGCGTGGAGAAAAATATCTATTGCTCCCACATTGCTCCCTGTGACACCTCAATCCCTTGATTTTACTGGATTCTTGCAACCCCTGCTAAGGGAGTAGACTGGGATAACCGGTGCGAGAGTTCGAATCTCTCCATCTGCGCTAAATAGCCGCAAACCCGCTGTTTTCAAGGGTTTGCGGCTATTTTTGTTTGTGGTTGGATGTTTGGTGATTTGTCACATTTGGGTACGTTTAGATAGGAATTGCGTCCTATTGCTCCCACTATTGCTCCCATTACTCAGGCTTGCGGGAAATAAGATCGACAGCTGCGCGGGATTTGTCCGTGGTAATGTCGATGTAATGCTTGGCGGTAGTGGCGTAGGATTTGTGACGCAGGACAGAGGCGATGACGGACGGAGAAACACCCAGCAGCTCCAGCTCCGTAGCGGTGGAGTGGCGGGAAGAATACGGACGGACTTCGGGGCGGATGTGCAAAGAATTCTTCATCCGGGAGAAAAGATCGTAGTATTTGTCCTTGTTAATGCCCAGGACATAGCCTTGGCGAGAAACGGACGTATCGCACAGATCCCGGAGGACAGGGTCGATCACCGAAGGGAAAACGATAGGCTTCTCCTTGCGCTCCTTCGTTTTGAGGCCGCAGCCGATGATGGTGCGGGCATCCCAGTTGATCATATCAGATTTAAGCTTGAACAGCTCACCGGGCATCATGCCGGTGTGGATCATGAGCAGGCAAGTGGCGGCGATGCGGTCTCCCCCATCCCAGGCATGCCAGAGGCGCTCGATCTCATCCGGCTGCCATGCGGGGATCTCCGTGCTGGTTTTCTCCGGCAGGGAAAGAAGCGTGCAGGGATTGATCTGCACAAAGCCATCTGCCATGGCGCGCTGGAACAACTTGGACATGAGGTCCTTCACGTCCTTGGCGGGATCGTAGGTCAGGCCATGGACGATCCCTTCAAGGTGCTGGAGGGTAACGACATCAATTTCAAGATCACCGATGGCAGGACCGATACGGCGATTATAGGCGGTACGATACGCAGTCAGGGTGGAGGCTCCCGGCTTTTTGCCGGGAGCATTTTCGTACTGATCGTACAGCTGCGCGACGGTGGGAACCTTCTTGATGTGCCGGGCTTCGCCGGAGGCGATCACCTGGGCAAGATATTCGTTTGCGGCCTTCTTGGTGGGGAAGCCGGTTTTTTTGTGACGATCAAGACGAAGCTTCATCGTGCCGTCGGGCAGACGGACAAGTTTTTTTCCGGTGGTGTAGGCCACGACCCAGCCGGAACGGGAGGCATCCTTATAGATGCTGCCAGTACCATTCCCCTTGGACTTGGGATTCTGCTGGCGTCGCTGCTGGCGAACACCGCATGCAGGGCAGAACACAGCGCCCTCCGGGAGAGCGCGGGAGCATTTGCGGCAGGTCATGGGATCACTCCTTAATAGAAGGCATTTGTGCCGAGGGCATAGACGAGGGCGACGATCAGGCCAAGGATGATGCCGACAAGCACCCAGAATACGATGCTCTTTTTCGTGGTAAAGCTTTTGACTTCGCCGCGAAGACGTTCAATCTCCTTCTCCTGTGACGAAGTGGTTTTGTCATAGAGGGCCTGAAGGCTGTCACGCTCCCGGTTGCGTTCTGCTTCCTGGCGGTCGTACATTTCACGCAGAGACGCGATCTGCTCCTCATAGTGCTGACGAAGAGACGCCCCCTTCTGCTCGTAATAGGTGCGGACGGAATCCAGCTCCTGCACAAGTTCTGCGGCAAAGGCGCAGGAGTGCTCTGTGGAATCAACCAGCTTTCGGTATTCCTCGCCAACCTCGAAGTACGCGGCGAGGATATCCAGGACAGGACGGCTGGCGGCATGCTTATTCACGATGCGGGAGAGAGTGGACTTTGAGACGGTGGACTCGTTTTCGATACGGTCCAGGGATTTACCGCAGGTTTCGATGCGATGTGCAATGAGTTCGATGGCCTTGATGGATACCATGGGGCGTCTCCTTTCAGTGTTTCACAACGCTGGAACGGGGCGTTCCACTTATTTGAAACGGTTTTCAAAAGATTGACTATGGACGAAACGTGCGCCGGGATGATATGATTCCGCCAACAGGAGGGAAACACGATGGAAGATCATCCGCGAATGCGCAAGAAACGGCAGGAAGTGAAGGTAAACAGAATCTGCCGAATCTATAATATTGATATTGTATCAGATGTAAGGGCGAACAGAAAAGCGAACAAACAACAAATAACCGCAAAGAACAACAATATACCATAATAGACAGCAGGAGCGGACAAGAGCCGCCGGAAGAAAGGACAGAAATCCATGAAGAACACCGAAGACGGCATGAGCAACCGGGAGTGGATCCACAAGCTGGTGGATATGATCGAGGACGAGGGAGACCTGGCAACGGTTAAATGGCTGCTGCAGCCCTATGTGGCGCGGAGCCTTAACAAAAAATACGAGGAGGAAAAGAACCATGAAGCGTAAGATCAAGGACATGCCCCCGCGGGAGAAACTGCACCTGATGGTGAACATGCTGGACGAAGCCTATATAGAGGAGGCGATGCACACCTTGGGCGCGATGGTAAGCAAGTCGGTGGAGGATGGCAGGCAGAAAAAGAAGAAGGCATAAAGAAGGCCCCGCCGGTGTGGCGGGGCTTATTCTATGTCGCGCGGTGCTACACATTTGGTACAGCGTTTCCTCACGATGGTGTGTATCACATCGACTTCGATAGGAGTAGACTTCAGTAGAGCATAGCAGTTAGGGGTAGAATGATAGGTTTTACTGTTGACCGCAGAAATATAAACGGTTTTGCCGATGGGAGGGTAGTTGACAAGCGCCTGTTCATCCTCTGATAGGCTGCCATATATGATGCCGTCACCATGCTTCGCTTGCAGTTCTCCCCATACAAAATGGTAGTAGTATATATAGCTTTCGGAGTGATCTGCGTTGCGATTTATGTATGACCATGTTGCAGGGTACTGGGAGCGGTAAAGGTTAGGACAGTCAGGAATGTCTCCTTCTTCCGGTTCCGGATCACCGGGTACAACCGAAGACGTTGGTCTGATCGGTTGTACAGGATCCGGGACGGGCACAGGTGAATCCATCTTGCGGGAAGGAGGTGCTGACACAGTTTCTGGTTCCGGTGTTGGATCGGGAGGGGGTACGGGCGCTGGTTCAGGTAATGGAAGCGGCGGCTGCGGTGGAGGAGCAGGTGGACTCGGACGTGTATCTGTGATAACCGACAGGCCACTCAAACGGTTCAGGTTGTGTGCCTCGTTATAGGCAGAAGACAGAGTATCTGATTGTTTCGGTAGAGATGAAGGAGAATTGTCCGTGTTTTCTGTGCGTGGTTTGCGGGGGCGACCGCCGAATACACAGGCCATGATGAACAGGAACACAAATACAGCGATCATCATGCCAAGCCACTTAATACCTGTAAGAAGATCTGAATCATGTTTCGGAGAAGTGACCCTCGTGGTTTGAAGCGGACGAGGGGCTGTGGTATACAGGTATGTACTGGAGCCGATGCCAGGAGTGCCGGAATTCTCTCCGGTGCGGTCATCAAAATCATATGGGCATGTTCCGAATCCATGATGATGCGCAGGATAGCCGTGATGGTAGTGATACTCGCCAGCATCATAGTCATAATGACCACCATATTCATCGGTTGAACCTGGATGAGCATGCGCTGGCATAGAAAATAGAAACAAAAAAAGAAGAACCAACAGAATAAACTGTCGTTTCATACAATCACCTCATACAAACATTGTACTGCTATGTGAGGCGAACGTGAAAGAGAACGTAAAAAAGAGCTGCCATCGTGCAGCTCTTTTTTTATTCCTCCGGGAAGGCGTGCTTGATCAGCTCGTTCAGGTTGGCAAGATCCTGGGGGGTGAGCCGGGGCAGGACACGCTCCAGGGCGGCGGCGACATCAGGCATGGCCTGCAGCGCATTTGCCAGCGCAGGGATCAGACCTTCCTTATAAGGCACGCCCTCGCCCGTCTCCAGCCAGGACTCGTTCACGTTGAACTTCTGACAGATCAGCAGTCGGATAGATTTGTCTGGAATGACCTTCCCGGATTCATATTTGGACAGCGCCGCGAAGGTTACTCCAATCTCATTGCCGAACTCGGTCTGATTCATATTGAGATCTTTGCGGACCCTGCGGATTCGATCCTTCATGGTGGTATCACCTCCTTGCGGACAGTATATCACAAGTCTGTTTCGCTTGCAAGCTAAAATTTTCAAAAATTTTTAGAAAAAGTAGTTGACAGGTGAAATAATGCGTGGTATTATTAGCTTGCAAGCGAAAACCAAAATTAATAATTAGCTTGCGGACGCAGAGGAGGTGGAGGGCGTGAGGATTCTTGTAGCCTGTGAGGAATCGCAAGCCATCACGATTGAGCTGCGACGTCTGGGGCATGAGGCGTATTCCTGCGACATCCAGGACTGCTCCGGCGGGCACCCGGAATGGCATATCAAGGGGGATGCGCTGGAGCTGATCAATGGCAACTGCCGCTTTCAGACGATGGATGGAGAATGGCACGAGATCAACGGCCCGTGGGATATGCTGATTGCTCATCCGCCATGCACATTCCTGAGCAACGCTGGCGCATGCCGACTGTATCCTCGCAAGGGGCAGATAGATCCCGACAGGTACGCGAAGGGGCTGGCGGCGAAGGCTTTCTTCATGGCTTTCTATAACGCACGCTGTCCGAGAATAGCTGTAGAGAATCCGCTTCCGTCAAGCGTCTTTAAACTTCCCCCCCCCTACTCAATGGATACATCCGTATCAGATGCAACGCGAGGAAGATGGAATTGTTCACCCGTACACAAAACGTACAGGGCTATGGCTGATTGGGCTTGATCCGCTGGAGCCGACAAGCCCGGAAGCAATCCCCGTCGGGCCGTATGTGCCAAGCGGAACCGGGAGAAAAGATCGGAGCAAGTATGGAGCGGCTAAACGCGGCGAAGATGCAAAGAACAGAGCAAAGACCTTCCCCGGCATCGCCCGCGCAATGGCAGAGCAATGGGCAGGGCCGTTGACCACATAAAGGAGGAATCCACATGACAGATACACAGAAGGCCAAGACCGAAACAATGCAGGAGATAGCGGACACGATCCGCAATGCCCCGGAGGAGCGCACACCCGAACTGCGGGCGCTGATCATGGGCTTCATCGCAGGGGTACAGAGCGCGAGTGGAACCGCGCAGGAGGCGAACTGATATGTACGCAGAAGGGAATCTGCCCGACCATGTGACGAGGTACAACCACAAGAATCCGAACCGCTGGCTGGTGCAGACTGCCCGGCCGCGGGACGGACATGCGCTGTGGATGACGCTGTACGGCTTTGCGATGGCTCTTGCTGTTGGGAGCCTGATCGTGAGCGCGGTACTGATGATGCAGGGGGTGGCTTAAATGGCAAAGTCGGCAAGTGTTCCGCTGTCCTACTGGGCAGCACAGGATGAAATGTACCTGACGCCGGAGCAGGCGGCGGACGTGATCGGCTGTGACGCGAACGCGATCCGGCTGGCGGCGGCAACGCCGGAAGGACGGGATGCCCTGGGCTTCCGGGTGATCCGGCTGGGCAACACCACGAAGATCCCGCGAATCCCGTTCCTGCGCGTGCTGGGCTGGGAAGGCGAGATCGTGGGGGCGATTGCATGAACTCCAACGGACCGGCGAAGCACGGGGAACGCGAGTGCGAACACTGCGCGTACTACGACCCGAAGCGGAAGAAGAAGGGCAAGGACTGGCCATGCTCCCCATTCGGTGAGCTGCAGAACAAGAACAAGGACTGCAGCCTGTACCATGAGGACATGACGCCGGTGGAGAAACGTGTGAGATGGCGCTGATCCTGTTTGTGGTGGCGTGGATACATGAACGAAAAGGAGGATAATATGATGATCCAGATTGTGTACAAGGGAACTGCCAAACAGCCTGAAAAGAAGGCTTTCGTGCCGAAGGAAACCATCGTTATCTATACGGATGGCGACAATGCCATGGCTAAGTATGTGAAGAACAATGAACTTGTCAGGAGCGTACGGCTCAAACGTGAACCGCGTGACCGTCACGACATGAAAACGCTGGCAGCATACGCGGTGCAGAAGCTTTTTCCCAAGGATGGTAATATGCTCATCAACGTAAAGGCCGGGTATACCGGTGCTGTCGCTGTGATCAACAGCAAGAACAGCATGGTGACAGATGGGCGCATCATTGAGTTCACGTGCGGGAAATGCACCAATTGCAGAATTTTCGAGGGCAGAGAGTTCGCAGATCTGCAGGCTGTGAAGAAGTTCTGCAAGACGCGGCACATCAACTGCGATGTGGTGGAACTGCATCGGCGATAAGTAATTCGGCCGGGTATCCGGCCTATGCGGTAGTAGTTCAACGGCAGAGCACCAGCCTTCCAAGCTGGCTATGCGGGTTCGAATCCCGTCTATCGCTCCAACGGAGGCCTGGACACCCTCCGTCATCCTTTCAGCGGCGGCGCTGCGGACTATGTGGGAATTGGACGTCAGCGCCGCTCGTATGCACCAGTAGCTCAACGGAAGAGCATCCGGCTCATAACCGGGGGTGAGATGGTTCGACACCATCCTGGTGCACCACGGGCGGGTAGCCCGATCCGTCGCCTTCCCTCACGGGGAGGAGACCTCCTTAGGGGGAAGCGTGCCCCGGTCGGTGGACAATCATGCGGTTATAGGAATGGGCTGCATGAGACCACGATGGCGCTCCTGTACACCAGGGGTATCAAAGGAGCGCCCGCCAGTATGTGCGGCAGGGGTTCAGGCGTTAAACTCCCACGCTGGCCGGTTCGACTCCGGCAGGCCGCACCAGTAGCAGGCATGAGCAGTGCCATTGTCTACACCTCCATAGGCAAGTGAAGCCGAGCCGCTGGGACTTTCTCACTATCGCCCAGGGCGGGAGCCTCCCGTTGCGACCGGGCAAAGGCTCCCTATAGCACATGCTGCCATGGCTCAACGGCAGAGCGGCTGATTTGTAATCAGCGGGTTGCAGGTTCGAATCCTGCTGGCAGCTCTTTGGCATAAGCCACAAAAAACACAAGGAGGTAAGCATGAAGAATCGCAGGAACAAAAGCCGCGTGACGATCGAGATTTACGACGCGGACGGCGAGATGCGGGAGAGCATCGGCGGGCAGTACACCTTTCGGGAGATCCGCGACATGATGCGCGACATCGTGCAGAACGACGGGATCCCGGTGATCCGCCAGCTGGGGAAGCATGAGGCGAAGGAACATGAGAAGGATCCGGAGTGGAAGCTGCTGGACCTGCCGAAGGTTGACCCCATCCCCATGGTGCTGGAGTACAAGTTTGACGGCATCGAATTCCGTGCAGCCGGCCATCCGCTGGATGTGCATTGCGCGAACGAAGCGCTGCTGAAGCGGGTTTTTGAGGAGGGAAAAGAAAATGGATAAGGTTCTGGCGATGAAAATCAAGGAAGGCGACATCGAGGTGGAAGTCCAGGGAGACTGCGAGGAAGTAAAGGAACAGTTTGCCAAGGCTGTTGAAGCTGTGAAGGAAATCCATCAGATGAAGATCGAATCAGGGAAAGCCGTGACAGAGGATCTTCAGGAGAAGATGATGGGACCTCTGCTGAAAATGTTGAAATAACCAATCGGACCGACGCCTTCGGGGCTGTGAAAAGCAGCTCCGAAGGCTTTGAAGAACCGATGATTTGAGGGGCTGAAATGCCTCTTATCCGGCTCGAATGTGGTAGTAAAAAATCAAACATCCTGTCATGTTCTGTGGTCGGTGGTTGACACCCAGCAGAAGGGGGTGGGCGCCCCCGCCGGCGGGAGGGGGCGGAGTGAAACGGAGCCACCTCCCAGGAGGCGGTGAGAGGAGACTACATGGGAATCAGACACATCGGGTTTAGCATAGACGGATTGCTGAATCAATCTGATTACAAGCTGAAAAAACTTGCACCGTGCTGTCGGGTTGATGGAGAATCGCTGAGGACCGCCGGGCAAGTCAAGAAGATGCTGAAAGCGGCAAAGGAAGCCGGAATGGTAGTCATCCCGGCAGAAGAGTGCGACAACTACGACGAGAAGGGGTACTGCAAAGGACATGAAGACGCCTGACGAGATCAAGAAGGGGCTGGAGTGCTGCATCAACGATGGGGAACGTACAAAATGCGTTAGATGCCCTTATGGTGATGGGACATGTATGGAAGATCTTTATGCGATTGAAGAGGATGCCCTCGCCCTCATCCGGCAGCTACAGGCTGAGAACGCCGAAAAGGATGCGAGAATCCAGCAGCTTGAAAGAGAACAGCCCATCTGGCACATCCTGCCGTATGACCTGCCTCCGTACACTGGCAGTTACATCGTTTGCACAGCAAGCGGCAAGGTTTGCACGGCGAAATGGTACGAGCAAAGAAACGACTTTGCAGGGATCGGAAGAAAGCACATTGTTGCATGGCAATGGTTGCCGTTGGGAATTACGGTTGAGGGGGATAACGATGAAATCTGCTGACGAGATCAAGAAGGGGCTGGCTGATCCGATTCATGTCCATTATCACATTGCCGATATTGAGCCGCGCCTGACATCGCTTGCCTTGCATGATCTGGAATTTCTGCACGCTGATGCCCTCGCCTACATCCAGCAGATTGAAGCAGACAAAAAGAGGGCCATGGAAAACGCTGAAATCCTGTCTGTTGCCGTGAGCCGTCTTGAAAAGGAACGGGATGCGGCGGTGGCAGACATAAACATCGCAAGGCCTTGCCGTATTTGCAAAAACAAGAATGATGACTATATATGTTCTCATTGTAACATTCCAGGACGAGATTTTGAGTGGCGCGGCGTACAGAAGGACTAACTGAACGAAAGGAGGAGCACCAATGCGGGAAAGCGACATCCGCCTGCTGATGGAGATCAGCCCGGACAGGGAGATCAGGCCCGGCTGGCAGAGGGGCGTGGAGATCCAGCGGACGAGGACGATCAAGGCTGGGAAGCTGCTGTACTGCTCCTCCTACCCGATATGGGACACGGCGACACGCCGGGAGGCGGAGGCGCAGCTGGCCAAGGCGCGGGAACGCAAGGGAACATCGGCGGCGCAGGCGCGGCTCAACGCGAGGAAGGCGGAGCAGAAGCTGGTGCAGATCATCAACGCCAACTTCGGCGCGGGTGACATGCTTCCGACGTTGACGTACTCCCCGCGGAAACGTCCGAAGGACCTGAAAGAAGCTCAGAAGGACGTAAAGAATTTCATCGCCCGATTGCGGCGGCTGTGCGCCAAGCGCGGCGTGCCGGATCCGAAGTATGTGTACGTCACAGAGACGCTGGAAAAGACACGAGGCAAGGACTACCATCACCACATGGTGCTGGCGGTTCAGCTGGACCGTGACGAGGTGGAGGCGCTGTGGCGTCAGAAGCACGGGCACGGCAACATCCGGATCGGCTGGGACGAGCGCGAGGGCCTGACGGGGTACGCGCGGTACATCGCCAAGCAGGTATGCGCCGGAGGGAACGCGGAGGAATTCAGAAGCCGTCACCGCTGGGCTGCATCGAAGGGCCTCAAAATACCGCAGCCGACGGAGGCGGACAAGAAGATCAGCAGGCGCAGGGTGGAGAAGATCGCGCAGGAGATCAAGCGCGATCCCGACCTGGCGAGGCTGCACATGGAGGCTTGCTATCCGGGATACGAAGTGCTGGAGATGCAGGTCAGGACATCAGAGTGGGTCACCGGTGCGTATGTGTACGCGGTGATGTGCAGGAGGGAGTGAAAATATGAAGGATGACGAGAAGAAATTCTTCCGGACATGTTATCGCTGGTGGAGCGACAAGAAGCGGTACATCAACTTCAGAGACATCATCCGCGTGGTGTGCGAATTCATCCCCGTCAAGAGATGCCACTACCTGCTGGAGAAGTGGGACCGGCTGGGGTTTTACGACTCCGGCGTGAGTATGGATTTGGGATGGTTTTACCCGGACGAATTCCCTGAAAGGTACAGGG